TACCACTTCCCGCAATTCCCAATGCATTTTTAGTATAAACATTACCACCATTAACCAAGATTTCAAACGTACCTCTAGCACATGTTTGAATTGCCCAGTTGATTTGGATTTGGGTCGAACAATTCGATTGTGTTGGTGTTGGTGTCTTAGTCTTTGTTGGTGTAGGTGTTGCTACAGGTGTTCCGGTTGGAGTCCTTGTTGGGGTTGAAGTTGGAGTTTTAGTCGGGGTCACCGTTGGGGTTGCCGCTGGGGTTCTAGTTTGAGTAGGTGTTGGAGTTGGAGACACGTTACATGTATTACAAGCAGTTTGGTCAGTTTTACTAAGTACATATACATCAGCTGGTGCTAAAACTGGTCCTTCTACGACTATATAACAACCACTTCCTCCATCGAAATTAATATAAACTACGTCGTTATTAGGTGCTCCGGCATTTATAAAGTTAGCATATATTACATCACCACCACCTGGACATTCTTCCAAGATATAAACCAATTCCGCTTGAGTTTGTGTTGGAGTCTGTGTCTGAGTTGGAGTAGGAGTTGGTGAAGGACATGGGTACGATGTCAAACAAATCTCACAGTTTTCAGGACCATAATTAGTTATGATATATTCTCCAGATTCTGGTGATATTGGTGTGACCTCACTCGTGATTGTCCAACACTTGATTCCTGTACCATCGGCATTCACAGAAATTGTGTCACCATTTTGAGGTGCTGTCGAAGATAAACTAACAAGAACCCCAGGATTATATCGTTCTCCAGTACAACAATTTGTCAATTCATTAATTGACCAATAAGTTGGTTCGGGTGTTTGAGTCGGAGTTTCTGTTGGAGTAACTGATGCTGTTAAACTTGGGGTAGGAGTGTATGTTTGTGTCGGAGTTGGAGTCTGTGTCGGTGTCGGAGTTGGGGTCTCAGTAGCCGTGTTACTTGGAGTATTTGTTGGTGTGCCAGTCTGAGTTGGCGTTTGAGATGGAGTCTGAGATGCTGTATTACTTGGAGTATTTGTTGGTGTACCAGTCTGAGTCGGAGTTTGGGAAGCTGTATTACTTGGAGTATTTGTTGGTGTTTCAGTTGGAGTTGGTGTTTGTGTTGCAGTCTGAGAAGCTGTGTTACTTGGCGTGTTTGTTGGTGTACCGGTCTGAGTAGGTGTTTGAGATGGAGTCTGAGACGCTGTATTACTTGGAGTATTGGTTGGCGTTTCAGTTTGCGTTGGTGTTTGTGTTGCAGTCTGAGACGCTGTATTACTTGGAGTATTTGTTGGTGTTTCAGTTGGAGTTGGTGTTTGTGTTGCAGTCTGAGACGCTGTATTACTTGGAGTATTTGTTGGTGTTTCAGTTGGAGTTGGTGTTTGTGTTGCAGTCTGAGAAGCCGTGTTACTTGGCGTATTTGTTGGAGTACCAGTTTGAGTTGGTGTTTGAGAAGATGTGTTGCTTGGAGTATTTGTTGGTGTTTCAGTCTGTGTTGGAGTTTGAGATGCCGTGTTACTTGGAGTATTTGTTGGTGTTCCTGTTTGAGTCGGAGTTGGAGTCGCAGATTCTCCAGGAGTTGGGGTTGGGGTATCAGTCACAGTAGGACTCGGCGTGTTAGTCGGAGTTTCAGTGTTTGATGGAGTATTAGTTGGTGTTGTTGTTGAGGTCTGTGTCGGCGTATTTGTAGGTGTAATCGAAGCGGTCGGAGATGGTGTTTCTCCAGGTGTTGGACTTGGAGTTTCCGTAGGTGATGATGTTATCGAAGGAGTTGGTGTGAATGTGTTGGTTGGTGTTGTAGTCGGTGTACCACTATTTGTTGGAGACAAAGTAATTGTTGGGGTTACCGATGGTGTCGGAGTCTGAGATTCTCCGGGTGTTGGACTTGGAGTTTCTGTTTGTGTTGGTGTAACAGTATTACTTGCGGTAACAGTATTTGTAGGAGTATTAGTTGGGGTATTACTTGCTGTTGGAGATGCTGTAATACTTACCGTAGGAGTACTAGTGACCGTCGATGTTGGTGTTTGGGATGGAGTTTGGGTCGGAGTATCCGTATTTGTTGGTGTAGGAGAATTAGATGCGGTATTTGTGGGAGTTTGAGTTGGAGTTTCACCTGGTGTTGATGTTGGTGATTCAGTTATTGTTGGCGTTGGCGTATTTGATGGAGTAACGCTACTCGTAGGTGTTTGAGTTGACGTTTGAGTTGGAGTATTTGTATTTGTCGGTGTTGGTGAATTTGTTGCCGACAGAGTAATTGAAGGAGTAGGTGTGTTAGTTGGAGTTTGAGTTGGACTTACGGTTGGTGTAGGTGTTGGCGTTGCAGTCCCACTGGAGGTCTGTGTAGGTGTTTGAGTACTCGTTCTCGTTGGACTTGGTGAAGCAGTATTAGTAGGAGTAATACTCACCGTAGGAGTCACCGTAGGAGTTATCGTGGGTGTTGGTGTTGGTGTTGAAGCTGGCGGCCAATCTTCTAACGATAAAATTTGAAAACTTTGAGGAGATGCAGTACTATAAGAAAATATTCTATAATAAATTGTCCTTGTAGCACCTGCAGGAATTTGATAATTGTCAATTACCAAACCATCCGAACATCGAGTGTATGAGATAACCCTAACAACAGTAGATATGTTTTTGATTACAAGTTTTTTACAAAGACTCACCTTTTGAAAATTATATCTTATAAATACCCGTAAAATAAAAAAAGGGAGACTTTCGTCTCCCTTCTGTTGTTAATTAAGATAAATATTATCTCAATTCTCTCAAGTCGAATGTTCTAACACCGTCAACTGTTACTCTACCATAGAAACGGTTGTTAACCATCTTCTTAGCGTATCTAGTCATGATACCCTTGATAGGAGTGAAGTTGAATGGGTTATACATTGTTGGAGTCAATTGTAGAGGTACGTATGGAGCGTAAATGTAACCTGTATCCAACAAGCTAGTTCCTTTGTGTCCAATCAACACTTGGTTAGCTGGGAAGTAAGGGTCACGATACACTTGGTATCTACCTGACAAAGTACCGATTCTTTCGATACCCATGTTGTATTGGTCCTGCTCAGGAGCCGCGTTTGAAACGTGGAAGTACTCCAAGTCGTCAAAGATAGCTGAAACTTCAGAAGAAACAACAATCCAGTTAGCACCACCTCTCAAAGTTGATTTGTGGATTTGAGCTGACAATTGGTTGATTGCAGTAATCAAAGTTTGGTTCCAGTCTTTCTGAGTGTATGGAGTTGTACCGCTAGAAGCAAGTCTCTTCCATCCGTTGTAATCCCATCTTAGGTTCCAAGCCGCACCTTTTCTCAAGTCTCTCAAGATTTCTCTATCGATTTCAGCAGCCACTTGCTCAGACAATAAAGCTGTCAATTCAGCTTCAGCGTCGATGTTGTGGAATGCCGCAACGTCTTGTGCCAATTCAGGAGACCATTGTGCTCTAAGTTTTCTTTCTGTAACAGAAACAGTTACTGACTCAAGGTCGAAAGAAACTTCACCGATTTGGTCTTCGAATTCAAGTTCTTTGTAGATTCTGTAAACACCAACGAACGCTTGGTTCAATGCTGTTGTAGACGAGAATGTAGAACCTGTGTAACCATCAGGAGATGTTTGACCACACTCAACACAAACAGGAACCTGAAGGTCAACCTCCAAGTAGATTCTACCGTTAGCGTCACATACGTTGTAGTACTGACCACCTGAACCAGTTGTTGGCCAAGTAGTTGAAGCTTGGTTACCGTATTCTACGATACCCTTACCGTATCTTTGAGTTACTACTCTGAATAAGTAAGGATTGTTGAAGTTAGCAACTGTAGTTGGGTTACCAGGAACACCGAAGATGTTCAATCCTGAAAGGAATTCTTCTGTATCCATAGTGTTACCATTAGGTCCGATAAGTTGACCAGCACCTGCATTAGAGAAACCACTCAATACGATAATAACCTTTCTGTAATCGTTTGTAGTGTATGCTGAAGGAACCATAAGACCATTGTTGTTCCAAGCTACAGTTGTAGTAGTAGCTGTAGTAGCTGACCACTTACCTTTAGAGTAGTCGAACAAACCTGGAGGATTCAAACCAGCTTCGTTACCTTCGTAGAACAAGTCATACAAATCCTTTGTGTATGTAGGATTGTAAGAACCTGTACCGTTAGTGTAACCAGCGTCAGGATTACCTGGGTAGTTACCTGGAGAACCTACAGGAGCGTAGTGGTCACCAGATTGACCGAAGTAACCTAGGTCGTTAGGAGTAGTACCACCAGAGTAACCTTGGATTTTAGGTACGAAGTAGAACAATTTACCGATTGGTAAGTTCATTGCTTGTACAGATACGATATCGTTTGCAAGAAGTTTAGAGAATACTCTTCTTACGATTGGGAAAACTACGGTCTCGAAAGAACCTGAGTCAGAAGTTGAAGAAGCTTCGTTAATCAAATATGAAGCTTGGTTTTCGTACAACTGAGCTACGTTCTCTTTCAAGTGACCACCTAGACCCTCAAGGAATCCTAATTTGTCCCACTTATTTACTGTGTCTTCTTTGATAACTTTCAAGTGCTTAAGACCGATGTTACCAACTAGACCACTTTCTAATAATGCACCCATTTTAATATTGGTTTTTTTAATTTATTTATTTTTATCTGTTAATTTTTGACATGATATCCTTCATTCTTAAGAACTGTGGATTTTCATACGTTTTAGATTCAATTAAGTTTTGTGCTGAACCTGATGCTGGAGATTTGTCAATCTCTTTGATAGATTCAGTTACAACACTTTGAACCTGAGTATTCAACTCATTTTTAATAGTACCATACAGATTTTTAGATTCTTTAAGACTTTCCACATCATCAAATCTTCTTAGGATATTGATTTTTTCTTGTTTTGTGGTTGTATGCTCTGTGAACAATCTAGTAGCGTATGCCAAATTTGAATTAAATACCGCAACTTCATTCAGTTTTTCTCTGAACACGTTAAGAGCCTTACGGTACTCATCGTTTTTATTTCTTAATCTTTCGACTTCTTCTTGAAGATATTCGTTTGGTATAACTTTCATTTTTGGAAGACCTTTTCTCATAGGGTAATTTCTTGTTCCATTACCTAATGTTCTTGCAGCTTCTGAATGTTCTCCTTTTTTACGAGTTTCAAAATGAGCATCGTCTCTTCTTGCTTTGGTAGTTTTCAAATCCTTACCAGCAATCTTGCCGTGCTTCATTCCTTCTCTCTCGTCTTCACGAGCATCATAACCCTGCTTCTTTTTTGCTTCTGTATATTCAAACTTCTTAGGTTTCAAATTCATATTAACACCTTTAGCCGAACCTTTAGGTTCGATGACTTCTTCCTTAGTTTCCATCTTCTTACCTTCTTTGAATTCAAAATCAGGTTTACCTGTTTTAACACCTTTACCTACGACAGGTTTGGTCATCATGTCACCTTCTTTTGTTTCCATTTTCTTAGCTTTATTTGTTAATGTTGATTTTTTTGTGTGACCCATAACTGGTTTGAAACCAATAGCCTCCATCATGTCTTCTTCTTCCATGTACTCTTCGTCCATTTCTGAATCTTCCATTTCATCATCTTCCATGTCCATTTCGATTTCATAAACAACTTCATCTTCTTCCATTGAGTCTTCTTCTTCCATTTCAGATTCTTGGAAAATACTGTCCATCATCGAATCTAGCTCTTCATCAGAAATGTTTTCTTCCATTTCTTCTCCGTGCATTTCTTCATCGATAACTTCCTCATCAGATTCATCGTCACCTTCAGTTTGGATAATATACTCAACATCCTCATCGTTATCAGTAAGATGAATGTCTTCATCATCCTGAGTTACAATAATTCCATCTTCATCACCCATTTTCTTGAATACTTTAAGAATTTCTTCTGTAGAAGCATTTCTAAGGTCGATTGGTTGTTCATCTTCTTCTTCATCATCCATAGAAAGTTCAAAATCCATTTCATCTTCAGACTCCATGTCATCCATGTCGTCTTCAGAATTCATATCAATCATTTCTTCGGATTCATCGTCAGATTCTTCGGAATCCATATCAATAGTCATAACATCCATTTCAGGTTGTTCGTCCATTTCCATTTCGTTAGATTCCTCTTCAGCCTCTTTCAAAGACTCTTTTACTAGTTCAGAGATTTCTTCCTTCATTGTAGAAGCAAGTATTCCTTTTGCATTTTCCGCTACTACTTGTTCCAAATTTTTCATTTGGAGTAGTGCTTCCTCAACTAATGACTTATTTTCTGCCATATTATATTGTGAATAATTTACACTATAAATATAGCCAAAACTTAAAAAATTCTTTTTTCTGTTATTATAAACTTCATATAATTAAAAAACCCCTCTTTCGGAGGGGTTTTCTTATTCTTCA